AGCTGTTTGAGCTGCAGCTTGACAACACGCTGCATGGTGCAAGCACGACGTACTACTGGCATAACGGCGTCAATGCCAACGTGACTGGCGACATCGTTTTCAACAGCAATACCTACGTCAGGCTTCCGGTCAAGGCGGAGGGTTTTGACTACAGCAACACTGGTAGCCTGCCACGGCCAACGCTGACGATCAGCAATCTGACTGGTGATATCACAGCAATTCTGCTGCTGGTCAATGCGACGACGCCCGGCAATGACCTTGGTGGCGCCACTGTCCGCAGGATCCGCACTCTGAAGAAGTTTCTAGACGGCGAGACCAATGCAGACCCCAATGCACGGTTTCCGACAGAGATCTGGTACGTCGATCGGAAGTCATCCGAGAACCGCGATCTGGTGCAATTTGAGCTGGCCAGTAAGTTTGACCTTGCAGGCGTGATGCTGCCAAGGCGTCAGATCATTGCCAACGTGTGCCAGTGGCAGTACAGATCGGCAGAATGCGGCTACACCGGCAGCAACTACTGGAATGTCAACGATCAGGTGGTCGGCACCTTGGCGCAAGATGTATGCGGTAAGCGGCTTGGTAGCTGCCGATTGCGGTTTGGCTCCACTGCAGAGCTGCCGTTCGGCTCATTCCCTGGCGCTGGTCTAACGCAATGAAGCTAGGCACAACGTTGCAAACCGAGATCCTCGCCTACGCGCAGGCATGCGACCCCAAGGAAATGTGCGGGGTTGTCCATGTGGTCAAGGGCCGGAAGCGGTTTTACGCCTGCAGCAACATCGCCGCAACGCCTGATGAGCACTTCGTGTTGGACCCTGCTGACTATGCAGCGGCTGAAGACTTGGGCGAGGTCGTGGCGATCGTTCACAGCCATCCTGTTACCAAGCCTGAGCCGTCAGATGCGGACCGTATCGGTTGCAATAGCAGCGGCCTGCCATGGGTGATCGTCAACCCCAAGACTGAGGAATGGGGCCAGTGCGAGCCGTCTGACTTTGAGCTGCCATATGTCGGGCGTGAGTTTGTCTTTGGCGTGGTGGATTGCTACAGCCTGTGCCGTGACTGGTATCAGCGTGAATGGGGTTTGGAGCTGGCTGACTTCCCGAGGCGTGATGGTTTCTGGGAGCGTGGTGAAAACCTGTACGTCAATGGGTACAAGTCCCAAGGCTTCCGGCGTGTGCCGTTTGATGAGTTGCAGTACGGCGACGCGATCTTGATGCACCTTGGCGCTGACCTGCCTAATCACGGCGCCATTTACCTTGGTGACCAGCAGATTTTGCATCATGTGCAGGGGCGGCTATCTAGTCGGGACGTGTACGGCGGCTACTATGTAAAGAGCACTGCCATGGTCCTGCGGCATGAAAGTCGTTAAGGTCTACGGCGCCCTCCGCAAGTTCCTAGGTGGCCGCTGCCGTTTCGAGTTTGAAGTAGACACACCAGCGCAAGCAATCAAGGCGTTGTGTGTGAACTTTCCTGATCTTGAGCAGTGGCTGATTAAAAGCGATTGGGGTTATCGCGTCACGGTTGGCAAGGAGCGCATCGGGCCAGAAAATGCAGAGCTGGTCTGCCTGCCTTGGTCAGAGCGTGAGGTGTTCAGCATTGCCCCGGTGATCGCAGGTGCTGGTCAAGGTGTCGGGCAGGTTTTTGCAGGCATCGGTCTTGTCTTGGCTGCCATTGTCCTTGGCCCTGCGGCTGGAGGTTTTCTAGGCTTGGGTGCAGGATTGGCTGGGGCTGGAGCCGGAATTATTGGTGGTGCTGCAGCCACGGCAATTGGCGGACTTGGTGCTGCGCTGTTACTTGGCGGCATCTCGCAGATGATTTCGCCGCAACCCAACATGTCGCCGTTAGTGCGCGGCAAGGAAGCAGCCAGGCTTGAGAGCTTCAGCTTCAGCGGCATCAACAACACCAGCCAGCAGGGATTGCCGGTTCCGATTGCTTATGGTCGGGTCTTTGCTGGCTCAGCAGTCCTAAGCGCTGGCCTTGACGTTGATCAACTGAAATGACACAGATCCAAGGTGCTGGTGGCGGTGGCGGTGGCGGTGGCGGTGGCTGCTTCCCTGGATACACGCTTGTCGATATCCCTGGCGGGCAGTGCCGCATTGATGAGCTGAAGCCCGGTGACATCGTTCTGAGCTTTGACGATCAAGGGCAGATCCTGCCTGCCAAGATCCTCAAGCTGCATGTCCACGACAGCGAACCGATCACCCGTTACAGCTACTGGGGTGGCAAACATCTTGATGCAACGCCTAATCACTGGGTACTCAACCAGTTCAATGCGTTTGTTTGCATTGACACGCTGGGGCCTGATGACTGCCTGATTGACGGTCTAGGGCACCTGCGGCCCATCATCGCCAAGCAACCGCTAGAGCCTGGCACGGTTTACAACCTGACCGTTGAAGGCCAGCACACCTTCATTGCGGGCAACATTCGCGTCCACAACGCTGGCCTGGGTGCTACGATCGCTGGTGCAGGCGGTGGTGGCGGTGGCGGTGGCAAAGGTGGTGGTGGCACGACGCATGTACCAACGGAGGCCGATGACTCGCTGCAATCGGTCCAATACGGCAGTGTTCTTGACCTGATCAGCGAAGGCGAAATCCAAGGCATTGAGAACGGCGTTAAGGGCATCTACCTGGACGGCACACCGATTCAAAGCAGCAGCGGCATTGATAACTTCACTGGCTACACCGTTGTCACCCGCAACGGAACGCAGAATCAGGCATACATCCCTAACACCGAAGGCACGCAGTCTGAAAAGTCCGTCAACGTTGAGGTCACAAATGCTGCATCTGTAACCCGTACCGTCACGGATACCGATGTTGACCGTGTGCGCGTCACGGTGCAGCTACCAGCGCTGCAGATCATTGAAGACGACGGCGACATCATCGGCCATAGCGTCAGCATTGGCGTTTACATCCAATACAACGGTGGCGGCTTTACCAAACTATTTGATGACACCATTAGCGGCAAGACCACCAATAGCTATCAGCGTGACTATATAGTCAGCCTATCGGGTGCGTTCCCTGTTGATATCCGTGTTGTCCGCAACAGTGCTGATGAGACCAGCGCCCGCAGGCAAAACCGCACTTACTTCAGCAGCTACACCGAGATCATTGACGAAAAGCTGCGTTATCCCAATAGCGCACTGACTTTCCTGCGGTTTGACTCGCGGCAGTTTGACACGGTGCCAGCGCGTAAGTATCTGGTGCGTGGCATCAAGGTGCAGCTACCCAGCAACGCCACCGTTGATACGACAACCTACCCAGGGCGCGTTACCTACTCAGGCGTCTGGGACGGCACGTTTGGCGCTGCTACATGGTGCGCAGACCCAGCTTGGTGCTTGTGGGACTTGATGACCAGTACGCGGTACGGCGCAGGCATTCCAACCAGCAGCCTGGACCGTTACGACTTTTTCGCCATCAGCCAATACTGCAACACGCTGGTCAGCAACGGACGCGGCGGTCAGGAGCCACGGTTCAGTTGCAACATGCTGATCAACAGCCGTGATGAGGTCTACAACGTCATCCAAGAGTTTGTCGCCCTGTTTCGTGGCATTGCCTACTACGGCGCCGGGTCGATGGTGGTGTTGCAGGACAAGCCTGCAGATCCGCAGTACCTGTTGACACCTGCCAATGTCGTTGATGGGCTGTTCAGCTACAGCGGCAGCGCACAGAAGGCACGGCACACCACCGCAACGATTGCATACCAGACCTACCAGCAGCTTGGTGAGGTCACTTATGAATATGTCGAGCTGGCAGATGCGGTTGCCAAATACGGCATCATCAATAAGGACATCAAGGCCATTGGCTGCTACTCGCAGGGCCAGGCGCACCGCTTGGGCAAGTGGGCGTTGCTGTCTGAGCAGAACCTGACTGAGACCGTCACATTTTCGGTGTCGCTTGATAGTGGCATCGTCCTGCGGCCTGGAATGGTGATTGACATTGCCGACCCGATGAAGGCTGGTAGCAGGCAGGGCGGCAGGATCAGCGCAGCAACGACGACGACCGTAACGCTTGATTCTGCTCCCACCTTGGGAGGAAGCCCAACCATCAGCGTGCTGCTGCCTACGGGCTTGGTCGAAACGCGCAGCATCAGCGGTTTAGCGGGCAGTGTGGTCACTGTCAGCAGTGCATTCAGCGAATCTCCTAATCCGCAGAGCATTTGGATTATCCAAAGCACCGGCACGCAGACGCAGCAGTTCCGTGTTATCACGGTTGCCGAGGGTGAAGATGGCATCTACGGCATCACGGCGCTGTCATATAACGCCAGCATCTATGCCGCGATTGAATCGAACCTAAAGCTGTCGTTCCGTGATGTAGGCGATGGCGGCCTGACCGATCCGAACACCATCCCGCAGGAACCAATCGTTGAACCTGCACCTGATCCGCCGAGCAGCATTGATGGCACTGAGCACCTGTACGTTGACGGTTCCAACGTGCTCACTGCTTTTGAGCTGAGCTGGATTGAGCCAACCGTCAGGATTGTTGCCAACCGCGCCATCAAGGCGGTCAACTATCGGTTGCAGTACAAGATTGACAATGACAACTGGCGGCAACTGGAGACGACATCACCGTCGATCCGGCTGACTGGGTTGCGTGCTGGGACGCTGTACGTCCAAATCGTCAGCATTGGCCTTACCGGACGGATCAGCTCCACCGCAACGGCACAGTTTGCGCTGATCGGCAAGACGGCATCTCCCGGCAACGTGCAAAACTTGACGATTGAGGCCATTAGCGCCAACAGCGCCCGGCTGCGGTGGGATGCAACGGTTGATCTAGACGTGAAGGTGGCTGGCCGTGTTCACATCAGGCACACCAACCTTACGAATGGCACCGGCACATGGAGCAACAGCGTTGACCTGATTCCTGCGATCGCAGGCCATAACACCGAAGCAATTGTGCCGCTGGTCGAGGGTGAGATCCTGGTCAAGTTCGAGGATGACGGCGGCCGACAGTCTGCAGCAGAAACCAGTGTCATCGTTGACTTTCCTGATGCGCTTGGACGGCTGCTGGTGCAGTCAAGGCGTGAGGATGCGGATGTGCCGCCATTCCAGGGCAACAAGACGGATGTGTTCTACAACGAGGACTATGACGCCCTCACCCTTGACGGGGATGAGGAGATTGATGACGTGGTGGACTTTGACCTGCTGCCGGTGATGGACTTCATCGGTGACACGGTTGGGACAGGCACTTATGAGTTCAATGCAACCTTGGACCTCGGCGCTTCGTATTCGGTTGACCTGACTAGGTTCTTTGTCACTCGCGGATTTTTCCCTAGCGACCTGATCGACAGCCGTAATGGCTTGGTTGATGACTGGTCTGATTGGGACGGCGGTGTGGTCGATTCGGTCAATAGCAAGCTGTACCTCCGGCGTACCAGCGACAACCCAAGCGGCACGCCAACCTGGACAAGCTGGCAGGAGTTCGTCAATGGCACCTTCCTTGGCCGTGGCTTCCAGTTCAAGGCAGAGCTGACTAGCAATGACCCAGCAGAGAACATCTTGATTGATGAACTGGGCTATGAGGCAACGTTCCAGCGCAGGACTGAGCAATCGGTTGGAGCGATCGCCAGTACGGCAGGCACCAAGTCCATCACGTTTGACAAAGCGTTCTTTACCGGCACTGCCAGCCTCGGCGGCATCAATGCTTACCTGCCCAGCGTCGGCATTGTGGCCCAGAACCTTGCAACAGGTGATTACTTCAACGTCACCAACGTGACCAGCGCAGGCTTTGATGTCACCTTCAGGAACAGTAGTGGCACCGCAGTTGACAGGAACTTCCTGTGGAGTGCAGTCGGATTTGGCAAGGGCGTTTAAAGTGTAGACACTGCCTGTCTTGTAAGTTGTGGCTCAACACGATTACGTCATCGCGAACGGCACTGGTGCTGCTGTCCGCTCTGACCTGAACAACGCGCTGGCCGCCATCGTCAGCAACAACAGCGGCGCGACAGAGCCAGCAACCATGTATGCCTACCAGTGGTGGGCTGATACCAGTACCGGGCTGCTCAAGCTACGCAATGCTGCCAACAACGCTTGGATCACGCTGAGAGAGCTGGATGGCACGCTAACCATTGAGGCAGGTACGGTCTCGGCCCCTGGCTTGGCGTTCGCGTCGGACCTGAACACCGGCATCTATTCACCCGGCGCTGACCAAGTAGCGATAACCACCAACGGCGTCGAGCGCGTCGAATGGGGGACCACCGAGGTGGTGTTTAACGATGGTGGCACCAACTACGACTTTCGCATCGAGGGCGACACTGTTGATAGCTTGTTCTTCGTTGATGCCTCAACGGATCGGGTAGGTCTGGGGACTAGTAGCCCCAGTGCGTTATTTCATGTTGCACAAGACAGTTCCGATGGAACCCAGGCGCGAATTACTGGCGCCACAAATCAAAACTATCAGCTTCGCTGGGGATTTGACACGACAAATCTTGTCGGTCGCATCCAATCAATTCATGTGGGGACAGCTTACAGGGCCCTTGCTCTTAACCCTGACGGAGGCAACGTAGGGATTGGCTCTACTGCGCCCAACAGAGTATTAGATGTAAATGCTGCGTCGGGCAACGGAATCGCCCTAACTCCAACAGCAGGAAATGCAACAAACTGGATTGATTGGTTTGATACAGGCGGCGGTCCTTATGGCCGTATTGGCTATGACCATCAAGCCAGTGCCATGCTGTTTCATACAAATAACAGCGAAAAAGCAAGGCTGGACCTAAATGGTCGTTTTTTAGTTGGCACGTCTTCTGCGCGTAGCAATTTTTTCAACACCACAACATCTACGCCTCTCTTTCAAGTAGAAGGGGCATCTTCGGGTGTTGGTCAGCTCTCGTCGTTTACTTATGGCGAAAGCAGCAACGGCGGCCCCTATCTGGTTCTTGGCAAGCATCGCGGCACTACAACAGGAGGCGTCACCTTAGTAAATGATGGTGACCAAATTGGTGCTGTTTCGTTCCAAGGATCTGACGGGAGCGAGTTTGTTGAGGGCGCGAGGATTCAAGCATTTGTAGATGGGACCCCTGGAGCGAATGACCTTCCGTCAAGATTAGTGTTCTCCACTACCGCCGACGGAGCGAGCAGCCCGACGGAGCGGTTCCGCTTATCCGCAAATGGAAGCGTCCGCGTTCCGGGTTTTTACGACTTTGCTACTGCATCTGCCGCCAATGTAAACATCGACAGTGACTACATAGTTCGCCGTTCAACGTCCTCTGTTAAATACAAAAAAGACGTAGAAACTATTGCACAAAATTATTCAGATGCTTTGCTCGGTTGCCGTCCTGTTTGGTATCGGTCCAAATGCGATAGCGACAACCCGGACTGGGGTTGGTGGGGCTTTATTGCCGAAGAGGTCGCGGCAATTGACCCCAGACTTGTTCATTGGAGAACAACTGAGCCGATCATCAAAGAGGACGGATCAACTGTTGACGTTCCACTTGCAACGCCCGAACCAGAAGGCGTCCAGTACGACCGCTTTGTTCCGCATTTGCTGAACCTGATTAAACGGCAGAAAGAGCAGATCGAAGCGATGGAAGCCAGACTGTCAGCCCTTGAGGGCGCGTAGACCTACTCTCCTCTGTGCTTGGTACACTAATAGCAATACCCCCTAAGCCTCTCAACGATGCTCAAACCTGGGGGTCACTATTTCCTCAAGGCGTAGTAACCATTCCCACTTCTATGTCACCTGATTTCCGCTCGCTTTGCATCCGACTTCTAATTGCCCTTGATTCCGGCAACGCCAAAGCCGAAGAGCATGTGCTTTGCCAAATCAGGCAAGCAGTCAAGGACGAAGAAAACAGGGCTATGGCGCTCACCGGCAAAGCCACCTAGTCACCTTCACAAATGACACAGTGACACTGACAGTCAGCGAGCTATGGGACGCCTTCCTTGCGGAGCGTTCTATTTCGCTGTGCCCAACCAGCCTGACGTCTGATTACCGTCAAGTCACCAAGTGGCTCAAGCGCTGCCCAGTGCAGGATATTGAGCAGGCACGGCAGGTGGTGATCTGGGTGTTGGGGCAAACCCCAGTGCTCACGTCTCGCCGCGTGGCGATGTACACCAAAAGCATGTACAAGTGGGCAGCGCAGGAAGACGTCGCGTATCTGGCACGCAATCCGCTGGCAAGTTTCAAGATGCCAAAGGCGCCGCAGCGGGACATTGACATCATCGTCATCCCGCGCAATGAGGTTGGATTGGTGCTAGCTGCTTTGGCCGCGAAGTACACCTATTGCAGCGCTGACTGGTCGGCTTACACCGAGTTCATGCTGCAGACCGCCATGCGCACTGGTGAGGTGCGAGCCCTTAAGTGGTCAGACATCAAAGATGGCAAGATTCTTGTTCACAGCAATTGGACCCTGACGCACGGTTACAAAGACAGCACCAAAACCAACAAAAGGCGATGGGTGCCGCTCAACCGCAAATGCCAAGCAATCCTTGACCAGTTACCGCAGGACGGCGAGTTTATCTTCCCCTGGGACCGGCTTGCATTTCAGAGCTACTTCAGGAAAAAGCTGCAGCCGCTTCATGCTGCTGGCCTGATCTCCTATGCTTACCGTCCATACGACTGTCGGCATACGGCAATCAGCCGTTGGATCGAAGCTGGCATCCCGGTGCCGCAGGTTGCAAACTGGGCGGGCAATACGGCTGAGGTGATCTTTAAGCACTACTGCAACACGACTCAGGAATACGAAGTTCCTGAGCTTTGACTTACACTGCTGCTACTGACCACCAATCATGAGCATCACCTACAACTGGGCCATCGCCAACCTAGAACGCGAGGTTTCGGACGGTTACGTCTTTACCGCTCACTGGACGGTGGTGGGCATCTCTGATGACGTTGACCCCGAAGGCAATCCCTACAACTCCGGCGCCTATGGCTCGATAGGTCTGGAGCGCCCTGAGAGCAGCATGATCCCGTTTGATGAGCTGACGCAGGAGCAAGTGGTTGGCTGGGTCAAGGACAAGTTTGGCCCCGATAAGGTCACCGAGATCGAGGAAGCGCTCGCCGCACGGATCGTAGACCAGCAGTTTCCGACCGTTGAAGCTGGCGTCCCGTGGCAGTAAAAGCAAAGGCTGGTCTAAGCGGCACCGTCCGCAAGGATCCTGTCCCCAAGACAACCAGCCAAGGGCAAGGGCAGCGCTCCAGGCCGCGACGCCGTGGCCGCAAAAAGCTGCGCGGGCAGGGTCGCTAAACTGATTACATGATCGAGGTCATCGCTGCTATTGCTGGAGCGTCGATCTCCGTTGCCGCGATGGGCGCGATGGGCTTTAGCCGTCGCAACGATGAAGCACGCGAAGCTGTAATCAGACTGACCGCTGCCGTAGAGCATATTGCCACACAGCTAGAGGTGCTGCATACGGACATCAAGGAAGACCGCAAGGAAACTTTTTCACGTCTTAATGGCGTTGAGCAGCGCGTGACTATGCTTGAGGCACGGCCTACACGCTAACCCCGTGGACTTCCTTTCTCATCCCGCCTTCTGGATCATCGTCGCTGCTGCTAGCGAGCTGATCGCCATTAGCCCACTGAAAAGCAACAGCATTGTGCAGCTGGTGTTTCAGGTACTGAACCTGTTGAAGGCAAAAAAGCGCTGACCTCGTTCGCTATTCGCAAACAGCGATTCGAGGCCCAGTTGCCGGCCAAACTAGACCAAGCCGAAGCGGACTGGCACGCAGCGCAGCCCGTAGGCCCTGAGCCGGTGATTACGCATCATCCAGTAGACGACACACTGCAAACCGGAGATAGCCGCCTGCTTGGCGGTGCAATGGAGATCAAGTCACCATGGTCAAGCTGAGCGACCTGTTCCGGTACTACAAGCACGGCACGCCACATCAGATGGCGGCCATCTCTGAATTGGAAGCAGAACTGTTAAAGGTAGCGCCTGCAATCTTGAATAGGGACCAAGCCTGGTACAAAACCTGGCAGCAAGGCGGCAAGCTGCATAATTATGGGCCAGCGATAAAGCTGATAAAAGAGTTTGAGGGCTGCCACCTAAGCGCTTACCCTGATCCGCTTAGCGGCGGCGACCCGTGGACCATTGGCTATGGCACCACTCGCTACAGCGATGGCCGCAAGGTGCAACGCGGCGACAAGATTACAGTTATTGACGCCAGCAGCCTGCTTGAACTTGAGGTAGACCGCATTGCCGCCAAGCTGCGTGCCACGGTGCCGTTTTGGAATGCCATGAGCGGCAACCAGCAATGTGCGCTGATTAGCTTTGCCTACAACCTGGGCAGCGGGTTCTACGGATCCGAAGGATTCGAGACGATCAGCAAGCGGCTGAAGGACAAGGACTGGGCCGCGGTGCCCGAGGCGCTGCTGCTGTACCGCAACCCCGGCACCAACGTCGAGGCTGGTTTGCTACGTCGCCGGCAGGCAGAAGGCAGGCTGTGGGTTGGCGATCAGCAGCAGGGAGCAGCCAAGCTGACGCCTAGCAGTCCGTTCAGCGCACGGATCACGCCGCACATCCGAATCGGTGAGTTTGCGCTAGACCAAGAGGCACGGCGCTTCGATCACCAGTACCAAGTAGATACCGCAGCTGAGCTGGCAGCGTTCCTAGAACGCGCTCGTGGTGCATTTGGCAACAAGCCGCTCATCATCACGTCGGGTTACAGACCAGCAGCCATCAATCGGCAGGTAGGTGGTGCCAGCGGCAGCGAGCACCTATTTAATGCGCCTGGCGTGGGTGCAGTTGACTGGTATATCAACGGCGTGGACATCTACAAGCTGCAGGACTGGTGCGTCAAGCATTGGCCATGCAGCACTGGACTAGGCGCACCCAAGGGCTTTATCCACACCGGCATCCGCCAAGGCAGGCCGCGTCTCACTTGGCCTTATTAGACTGCCTGTGTAAGCCGCTACCAACGGCATGGCGATCACGTCTACGCGAGTATCGCCAGAGCTTTTGGAGATACGGATACCGTACAACAGCACCAAGGAAGAAGCAACCTTTCTACTGCTGTCGGACATCCACCTAGACAACCCAAAGTGCAACCGCAAGCTGCTGCTGCAGCACCTGGATGAGTGCAAAGCAATTGGCGGCCATGCTTTGATGTTTGGCGACGTGCTTTGCCTGATGCAAGGCAAAAAGGATCGGCGCGGCAGCAAGGGCGACATCAGGCCAGAGCACCTTGGCGGCAACTACTTTGATCTGGTGTTCCGCGAGTCAGCCGACCTGCTCCGGCCATACGGTGACATGATCCTGATGATGGGCGACGGCAACCATGAGACTGCCGTGCTCAACAATCAAGAGATCGACCCGCTAGAGAACGTGGTGCGGCTCATGCGCAACGATGGCGCGGTCACCGAGCACATGGGCTACCAGGGCTTTGTGCGGTTTGCGTTCCGGCAGTCAGCCGGCCGTACACGCCGCTGCACATTGTTCTTCCACCACGGCGCATGGGGCGGCATCGTCACCAAAGGCACCATGGGTGGCGGCCGCTACGCGCAGATCGCACCTGATGCAGACATCATGCTTAACGGCCACAACCACGAGCGCAGCATTGTGGCACACCCGTGCTACCGCATCGCAGAAAACGGCAAGGCATGGATTGAGCAGCGCTGGCACTTGCAGACCGGCACCTATAAGCAGGAGTTTGGCGCTACTGGTGGCTGGGCGATTGAGCGCATCGTAATGCCTAAGTCACTTGGCGGGATATGGCTAACGCTGCGGCCACGAGAGCGCGGCGGCGTTGACATCTCCTGCAGGCCAACCGTATGAGACAGTACGTCCTTGAGATTGAGTACACCATTGTGGTGGAATCTGAAGATGACGACCCGGAAGAGGTATCGGACAATTTCGTAGCGCGGCTCACTGAGCTAGCGCCGTCCAACGATCACGTCCTGGGCCTCACGGTTCAGGTGTTACCCATCCCGGAACTGCGTGGATCATTTGATTGATGGCTCTAACCTCGTATCAAAGCGCAGCGCAAAGCATCAATTTAGACAGCAAATCTTTGAAGCATGGGGCCATACATGCGCGTATTGCGGCGCCCCGGCTGACACGCTAGACCATGTGAAGCCACGCCACAAAGGCGGCGCTACTGTTGCTTGCAATCTTGTACCGGCGTGCAAGAATTGCAACCGTAAGAAAGGTAGCGAGGAATGGCGCGAATGGTTTAGCCGTCAAGATTCGTGGTCTGTTGATCGCGTTCTAAAGATTCAGGATTGGTTGGTTGATTAAGCATCTGATGGTAAAAAATCAGTGCTTGCCACTGCTGCCTGTGCTCTCGGCACATACCGTTGAAGCAAACCCTCCATACATCCTGATAGCGGCTGATTGTTGGTTTCGACATGGCCAAGCGGGGTA